TGACCTTTGACCTTTGACCTGCGACCCATTTCGACCTTCGACTCCTTTGTCCTTCGACGTTTGACTCCTTTGGTCGTCTAAAATCTCCGGGCGCAAAAAAAGGGCGGTCGCGTGATGGTGTGGCACCACACTACCGCCCTGAATCTGCATCAAGCGATGGCGAGTAGCTATCCCGCAATCGCCCTAGCCCGGATTATTGTTTTTCAGTCGCTCGCTTCCTTTTCAATATAGCCGCCGCCGCCGGGAATTGCCGAGAATTAAAATACTCCCTGATTCTTTTGACTCGCTTGGCAGATGCGCGTCTACCCTGCGGACTACACTCGTAGTCCAACGCTTGCTCCACTATCCCTTTTGGGCTTTTGGGGTCAAATGTGAATGCGCTAAACAAAAAAGACGACATCATTGGTTTCCTTCCGCGAACATCGTAGCGGCCCTGTCGCAGGCATCGTTCCACGTCAAAACGTCAAAACGTCAAAACGTCGAAACAGCCCGACCTTTGACCTTTGACTCTCCCGACCTTCGACCTTCGACTCTCGCTTCGACCTTCGACCTTCGACCTTCGACCCATTTCGACCTCTGCTTAGTCCGTCGCAATCCTCAGCCTATCATGCTGGCGACCATTGGATTGTTCCACGATCGACGACCGGCTCTCCAGATAGCGTGCGAACGGAACCCGCAGTATCCGATGTTGGCTGCAAATCTGTAGACTCGTCAGCTCGCTTTGCGCCAAGGCGCCGGAAACGATCTCAGCCGCTTCCACCAGCTCGTCGTTCAGCCACGGCAGGGGCAATCGCACCTGAAGGGAGATGACCACCACCTCACCGTTCTTCTTCTTTCCGGTCGTCGGAAACGCGCGGTGCATGATCGCCTCGCCGATCAGGCTCGCCATGACCCACACCTCGGCGCACTCGAACCCGCGTCTTTCCAGTTCGCTATTGCACGCTCTAACGAACGCCGACAGAATTCTGTGGTGATCCTGATGTTCCGACAGTGGCTCCATGGCCTGATTCTATACTCGTTTGCTCGTCGAAAGCAATCCCCTGCTCCTCCAGCCGCCGCTGCATGGCCGGCGTCGCCGCCGCACGCAGTTCGGCCCGAATCTGGTCACGGATTACTTCAGACTCCTCCCGGATCACCTCGTCGATCATGGCCAACATGCGTTTCTGGCCCTCCGGGACGTTGAAGAAGTAGCGGTGTGCCAGCTCCACAACGGGCTTCCGGGACGCCTCGATCACCATGGCCCGCACGTCATCCAATCCGATCATGGCCACCAATTCAGCCGCCTTAGCCGCCGCCAAGCGGATCATTTCCTTGCGCAGCTCGTCAGCCATAACCGACTTGGCCTGCGCTTCGTTCATCCCGGAAACAAGTGCCTCGCACCGGACACCAACGGCGTCGCGCAGCTTCTTGACGGTAGTCGCCGACAGTTTCAGCTTCTCGAAAATAACCTTAGCGCCCGCGACAAGCGCCTGATCGGAGATCGGGCCGGAAACGTATCGGGAAAAGTATAGCTGGGACACGCCCGACTGCCCCGATTCAGGCATGGAGTCCCAGAGCGCCATCATAAGTTCCGGTGTGACCTCCACCGGGCCGTCAAAGTTCATCTTCGTCATCCTGCCTCCATACCCAATAGGGTTTGCGCCATCTCACCGCCCATCGGCCCGGGACCGCCACCGCGATCCATCCTGATATTCGTTCGGCTCGTAACCGGACTCTGTTTCAGCGGCACCGGGCTGTCGGAACCTGCCACTTGCTCGGCGCCCGGCTGCATCGAGTCAATCGCTATCTCCCTGATCTCCGGCAGGTCCTCGTATTCAGCCCAGATGCGGTTCAGCGCCTGCATGTCGTATTCGCCACCCTGAGACTTCCATATCTGATAGCCGGGAAGGGCGAACGTGTTCCACCACTCGCGCAATCCGTTCATTCGATCTTCCGGGCTTCGGTAGCGCATGGAATGCACGTCGATGTCGATATTGATCAAAATCGCGTCAATGGCGTTTCGCTGCTCGGGCGTGAACCGTCGCCAGTAGGTTGACCCGTCCGCCAGTGAAACCGGCATGACTTCGGTGTTGACCTGATCCTGTAGTTCGTTGTGGACCATGGCCTCGACGGCGCTTCGTACCGCTTCGTGCGTGCGGGCCTGCATGAATTTGACCATGCCGGACGCCGCCTCGGCCATCAGTTTGCCCTGGGTCGCCGTCGGCGCCGAAACACCGAGACCGGCCAGCTCGTTGATGTTCCCGCCGAGCCAGTTGTAGAGCTCCCTCAGGTAGGGGACCATGGCCATGGTCCGCGCGTCCGGTCCGGGGACGTTGAGGACTTCCTGCAATCCGCCGCCGTGCTTCCAGACGCCCCACCCGTCGCGCGATTCCATGAGTGTTTCCGCCTCGTCCGGGTCACCGGACGTGAACGTGAAGATGTTCTTGGCCGAATCGGTCTGCTGGATCGTTTTGGTCAGGGCGCGATTCGTCGCCTCGATCAGATTGTGCAGGATGCAAAGCGGGCTCAGCCCGACAACGTGGTTGGGCACGTCGAGGAAATCCAGGTAGAGCAACGGGCCATCCTTACGGCCTTCCCACGGCTCGTCGTAGAGCATCAGGCTCGGGCGGTCCACCGGCCATATTTTAAGTCGGTCCGTGCATCGATCGTAAATCTCATAGCATGGAACTTTCGGATAATACTCCTCCATGCGGTCGTCCTTCTCGAAGAACAGCCGATCGTCGTCCGTGCCGATGCCGCTGCCGCTCAGGCTCATAAGTTCGTCACGGTCGACCTTGGCAAACATCGGGTTGGCCAGGATATCCTCGACCTTGGGGCGGAAGCGGTGGCCTGCGAAATCCGTGTCGTAGACGCTGCTCCCTCCTGTGTCGTAGACGTGATCCGATGTGTCGACATTGGAGACGAATGTCTGTAGAACGGATGTATTGTCGCCCTCTTCGCCCGTCGGAACGGTGTGCCATTCCTGGGCCACCTTCAGAATGCCCGGCGAGTAAAGCAGGGCATCGAGCACCCACCGTTGCTGCTTGAATCCGAACCGCTGACTGCGCATCACGTTCGCCGTCTGGAAGCGAACGGCCTCCATGTACTTCTTCCACGGCCCAACATCGGTATTGATCAGAAGTCCGGGCTGATGGGCCGCCAGATAGAGCAGCAGCGACCGGGCGTAGAGTGCGTGGCCGTTGAGTGCGACCCGATTCTGACCGCTCGGAGACAAACCGTAGTTGTCACCGATGTACGCCTTGAATATCTCGCGCCGTGCCAGCCGATGGCCTTCGATGTCGACCCAGCAGGTGTCGACTCGATCTTGCAGCCTGTTCTTCGAGTGAATGGCCGGGGTCATCGCCAGGCCCCCGCGGCGTTGCGCTTACGGTCTCGGATATGCCAGGCGAGTGTTCCCGGTGGCGGCGGCGCGTCTTTGATCCCCTTGCGCATGTCTTTCAGGAGCGTTCGCGCCCCCCAGATCATCATAGTCGTGGCTACCACGAAGTCGCCATGGTTGCTCCGCGCTTGCCCGGTATCGAGTGTGTTCTTTTCCTGAACATGATACGGTCCGGCGTCAGGCGAGTACTGATACTGGTCCATCTCCCGGTAGGTGTCAAATGACGGCTCTTCGTACAGCCCCTCGGCCAGCCACCGCCGGTGCTCTTCGAATGAGTCGATCTTGCTGCCGGACAGATCGCCGGCTGAGTTCTTGCCCCGGACTATCTGCATGTGGAAACCGGCTTTCTCACCCCTCGAATTGGGGTCAAGGTAGTAATTCGGATAGCCGTACTTGTAGAGCAATTCGGAAATCACGTAGTCGCCCGGACCGTTGGATTCGACGACTTGGTACGCCGGCAGACCTCGTTCGGTCAAAAAGCACCAGCCCAGCGCGTGGACGATTCGCGCAAAGATCCAGGGCATGAGCCCGTGGGTGGCGTACTCCGCAATCTTGACGAGCTTCTCGCCTTCGAGCCTGCCGATGGCCGAGACGCTGTTCGAAGCCCCGCGCCCCTCTTTGTCCCGCGACCCACTGGCCACGTCTACCCCGCTCACGTAGACCCCGCGCTTCCAAGTGTGCCCATCGCCGAACGGTTCCCATAGTTTCAAGAACCCGCTCTCGTCCCCTTCGAGCGACGCGATACGGGCGTTATCGCCGATCTTCACGTTTCCGATCCAGACGGGCTTGGCGACCTGCTTGCTCTTGATGATCGTCAGGCTGGCCTCGAAGTACAGGCTCTCTGTTCCTTCGTAGCTGAGCAGGATTTCCTGTGCGAACAGCCGGTCATCGTTCATCGCCTTGCGGGCCGATTCGCACCAGGGCGACCACAGATCTCCTCGGTGCAGGCGGACGGGGCCGACGTCCATGTCGTATGTCAGCTTGTAGCCTTTGTTGCGCTTGACGGGATCGTCGAACCAGAAGGTGGTGAACCACTGGATATCGCCGCTGAACCGCAGCTTGGCGAACTTATTGGACTTCCCGAACGGAGTGCTCAGTACGCGACGCAGTAAACAGGTGCTTGTCGTACTGGTCCAAATCTTGTCACCCATGCCGAGCTGCCCCCGATCGACGTGCGAAAACTCGTCCAGCATCATCCAGGCGTACCGGCCCGATCGGCCAAAGTTCTCGTGCGTCGCGCCGCCCAGCATGGTCCCCTTGTCCGGGAAGTGGAACTTCAGCTTGCTTCGGTATGCCTTGGACGGGGTCGGATATCCCCTGGTGCGGCTCCAATAGCAATCCGGCACCATCCATCGCGGCAAGTGCTCAATGAAATAATCCAGCTTCCAGAAAAGCGACTTGCTCGATCCCGTCTTGTCTACGTCGTTCTCTTCCCGGCTTCCTATCAGGCCGGTCGATCCGGGCGTGAACATCGCAACATGCAGTCCTTCTGCCAGATTGAGCCACGACCAGCCGTGCCAACGCGGCTTGTCTGTGCCGACGTCCCCGCGCGTCAACCCTTCCGGGTCGTCCATGACGGCCTTGCGTGTGTCGTAGAGGAGCTCCAGGTAGTCGCGCTGCGTATCCCATGGAATGAACGGCAGATCAGCAGGAAAGGGCGATTCCTGTTTGATGCGCAAGAAAGCACTGATGAAGAACAGCATATCGCGGGCACACGCCTGGGTGATAAGGCTTCGTTCCCGCCCGGATACGAATCCGCGATCATGCAGCCATTCGCGGAACTCGAGATTCTCGGCCCGGTCTTGCGGCACGTACCGGGCGAACGGGAACCGCTCGTCCATGTCCGGCGGGTCCGACTTGATCAGATCCTCGAAGCTGTTCGGGAAATCAGCCACTCCGGTTCACCACGTCGTCCAATGAAACATCCGAACTCTGGCTGCCCTTCTTATCCCTGAAGTGCCCGCGCGGATCGGACACGGCGTCCATGTACCGCATCCAGAAGTAATCTCGCGCGACCTTACTAGCGCGTAGAAACCCGATCAACTCCCACAGGTGCGGCTTTCTCGAATCGCGCGGAAAGTCGATCGACAGCCCCCGCGCCACGTACTCCATTTCACTACGCGAGGCGTTGAGATCGTCCCGTTGTCCCGGTTCAGGTCCAGTGGGAACGAGCACCTCTTCCTCTTCCGGCACGGGCGGCATCTTGCCGCCGCTGAGCACGTAGTAACGGGCATGATCGCGCGACAGCCCCAGCTTGCGCTCCGTCCGCTTGAACTCGCGCAGCGTCGTCATCTTCTCGTCATACGGAATCTTCCTGTAGACGTAGTTGACGGCTTCCTGCAAATAACGCCCGTCCGGCAATATGAGATCGGGATTCATTGAAACGTGTCGAAAGTCAAAGGTCGAAAGTCTCGACTTTCGACTCTTCCGACCTTCGACCTTCGACTCCTTATGACTTTGGACCTTTGACTCCTTCTGCGCGACGCCACCAAAGCGCGAGTCGCGATTCAATTTCCTTTGCGTAGTCTCTGGCTACCTTCAGCCGCTTCCGCTGATCGCCGTCGAGAAACTCGTGCTCGAACTCACGTTCGAGCTCGCGATTCAATTTGGCCGCGATCGGGTCCAGATGATCAAGGCTCGCATGGAACTTCCTCCTGGTCCCACCCTCTTTTGTGTATACCTTGCGGGCCTCCAGGAACGCCTCATAGTCGTCATTGACGGCCGCCAGCTTCATCGTCCTGATTTTGGACGGCGGGTACACGCCGACATCTTCGCGGCCCTTGCTTTTGAGGAACCGGGCACGCAACGAATAGATTTCATTGAGTGCGTTCTGCCTGTTGTCCGTGACGGACAGGAGCATTCGTTGCAAATAATGCGGACGAAGGCGCTCGCCCGTATCCATGACCTTACCCCTGACGGCTTTCATTTCATCCGCAAGACCGAAAATGTTGGCGAACAGCTCATCGCGCGGCTGCATGCGCGGCGAGGTCACGTCGGGGAACAGGCTTTCGCCGGTCGCCGTCTCGACCACCGCTTTAACGTCCGGTCGAACGCCTTGCACGAGCTTGTTCAGAACGTCCTTACCCATGACCTTTGCCACGTCCGCCGGCGACATTTGGCCGGACTCGACATCGTCAATCAGGTCGATCAGGCTGTTGATTCCGAACCACTCCAGGAACTCACCGAACGATCCGAAGTTGTTGAACACCCGCGAAGTCCCGTCGTCATTGACCCCCAGGTTTAGGTGCGGGTTCTGTCGCTGCCATGGGCTCAGCTGCTCCTCTTGTTCCGGGTGGCGAAAGTGATTCCACGCCCACACGAGCGCGTAGAGAGACGCAAGGCGAACGGTCAGCACGGCACGCAGCACAGCCGTGAGCGCCACCGGTCCTACCCGTTTGAACTCGCCTGCCTGAATGGCGTTGGCGGCCATGCGGTAGGCGCGCTTCATGTTCACTTCCTGAAATCGCCAGAACGGCCAGACGTGAGCACTGAACCAAGTGCCCAGCTCCGTCGTGTTACCATAATCACCCAGGAGATCACGCGCCATCTTGCCGGCGGCGGCGTCTACGCCAATCTCCTTGCGCAGCGCTTCGACGGTTTTCGGTATGGAGGCGGCGTAATGGAGGAGCGGCCCGCCATCGGCCAGCGCTTTCCTGAATCGCAGGAACGAGGCGTGCCTCATCAAGTTCTCGCGGAATACGCTCGCGTTTCGCGCCGCCCGGAAGTAGGTCCGCAAGACATTCAACGGAATCTTGACCGGATCGATCTTGTTATCATAGAAACGACGGAAGACGGGCAAATCCTTGACGTCCGGTATCTCCGCTTCCGACATGGACGAAGTAATCACACCCTGGTCGCGTGAGGCCCGAATCTCAGGCGTAATGGCGATCTTTCCTCGGTAGTAGTCCCACAGGTCCTTCGCGGCGCCGGGCACTTCTGGAAACACCTTCATCGCCCCGCCGATCACCGGGTCGATGTCACCCGTCGCGTTGCGCAGGTTATAGGCGACCCATCGCTTGGGGTTCAGCAGAATATACTGCTTCCACAAATCCAGTGCGCGGACGATGACCCGGTCGACGATATTGTGCTGCTTGGATTGGCGCTCCACGAGTCGCAGTTGGTCGACGACCGGCTTGGGGAGCACCATTTGCCTGTTCGGCCCCCCGACGGCGAGCACCGTCTTGATTACCTCCGGGTCCAGCCCCTCCAATTCGCCGGCCATGAGTCCCTCGGCAATCCGATCGGGAATACTGAATGCCTGATAGAGAACGCGGCCCGGCTTGGGCTGCCAAATATCATGCGTGTCGGGGATCAGCTCTTTCCAGTCCGTTTCCTCGCCCGCTTCATTCCGTGTCTTGGCGTCCGCTTTCAGTTGTGGCGCCAGGTTGCCCGGCTCTAGATACTGCCGGCGCAGTTCGGCCTTGCGCACCTCGACGGCCACGTCGCGCATCCAGGCGCCTTCTGCTTCGAGGTAATCCTTGTTGTACGCATACTCCCGGCCGAGGTAATCGCCTCTGACGCGCCTTTTCTGGAAGCCTCGTTTGCGTGGTCTGGGTGAACGTGCTGCGGTCGCCATGCGCATCGAGTCGTGGTACATGAGCACTTGCTGGTGGAAGTAGTCGTCGGCGTTTTCGAGCGCCGCCTCCGGCAACAACCCCAGCGCTACGGATTTCTCTGTTAATTCACGAACGATCTTGGTGCGTTGCTCTATGGCGTCGGCGACCGCCGGGGCATCCTGGATCGCCTTTTCGATATTGGCCAGATTCTGCTCGACTTCTTCCCGGGACTCGAATGGATGGCGCAGCGGTTCTCCGCGATCCAGTGCCGCCAGTTGATTGCGCAGAATGAGCGCGTCGGCAAACATGTCCATCTCGGCCCGACCGGACAGGCCGTTGATGATCGCACCCAGCGTGCGGTTCACTTCGTCCTTGACCACGCCGGGCGTGTTGCGTAGCTGATTGAAGAACTGGTCTTCGAGCGGGAACTCCTTCTCAGACAGGTGCCGACTGGAGCGGGAGGCCAGGTGTTTGAACTCGACAATGCCGTCCCAGATTCTTTTCAAGAGTCGCGTCGGACTCAATCCGCGTGTGCGCTCGAACTCGTCGGCGATTTCCTTCCGCGTGAAGTACCAGCCGGGCTTTGCTTTGTCACCGCGCGGCGGCGTCGGTGTAATCCGTGCTACGTAGGGCGGAATGTCTGTCGATTGCTGCAAAGCTTCAGCCGCCCCGCCTAACCCCGCACCCACTTCCGGTCGAAGGTCAAATGTCGAAGGTCCAAGGTCGGGACGCTTCGACGTTTCGACGTTTTGACTTTTTGACGTTTCGTACCCCAGCCGTTGGGCGATCGCGTGAACCTCTTCCTCGGTAGCGCCCGACAGGTAAGCGTCGATCACCTCGTCCACGGGGCGCTCCGGTACACCGATCTGCTTCTCGAAGATCGTCCGCGCGTCTTTGCGCCCCATCATGTAATCAATGAGTCGCTTCTTCTGCTTCTGGACTTCAGCGCCGACATCCTCACCCTGATCGCGCACGATTCGTTGCAGCGCCTCGCGCGATTTAATGCTGCGCACCTTGTTTTCGTCAAGATGAAAGGCGGCTTCCTGTTGAATCGCCGAGGCCACGGGCTCCGGCAGCACGTGGAGCGGTGTTTCGGAGACGAAATCCTCTTTGCCTTTGGGTTTGCTCTGGTTCTCCAACCGCGTCACGACCGACCGGGCGCGACTCTCCTTTTGCTGCGCTGCCTTCTCGTCGGCCAGTAATTCCTGATACGTCTCGTCCGCTTGTGCGACTCGGTCGCCGGCCTTCGTGTGGTAGCCTCGCTCCGACGCATACCGCGCACGGCGGCGGGCCGCAGTATTCAGTTCCTTCTGCGCGGCTTCAGCTTTGCCAACAGCTTCAGAATAAGTCGAAGGTCGAAGATCAAACGTCGAAGGTCCAAGGCCGGGACTTTCGACCTCTCCCGACCTTGGACTTTCGACTCCTGCGACCTTGGACTTTCGACCTTCGACCTTCGGACCTTCGACTCCTTCGGCATCTCGAATCTCCTGGGCCCGCCTGGCGATCGCCTGCATTTCGCGGCGCGGAATCCTGACATCCTTCGTCTCGACGCCGACTGCATCGGCAAACGCCTTGCGCGTCATGCGCCCGCCCGGGGCGTCGTCGGCCTTGGACGCCAGGGCGTCGATCTGCTCAGCCGATAGCTCCCGGTCGCCGAATACGATCGTCTCACGAATCGGGCGCGGACTATCGGACGGGCGAATCTCGGAATGGGTCGCAGGTCTAAAAGAGTCGAATGTCGAAGGTCCAAAGTCCCGACCTTCGACTTTCCGACCTTTGACCTTTGACTCTTCCGACCTTCGACCTTCGACATTCGACCTTGGACTCTCCTGGACACGTTTGGCGGCTCCTGCGTCCCACGCACCCTTACCGATCACCGCCATGCCGTGAACGAACGGACCCAGAATACCAGCCACCAGGCCGGCTTCGACGACGCCGTCGAACAGGTCCCGGTTCGCATCGTAAATGCGGGCGACCGTGTTTGAACCCAGTTGCTGCGAGACCTCCTGTGCGGCTTCCCGACCGGACGCCACGGCCATTCCGCCCAACATCCTGCGCATCGAACCACCGGACGCTTTATCCATGCGCCGGAAAATACGGAGTGCCGCCAAGGGTTCACCGGCTATCTCGCTGGCGCCAACCAAAGCGCCCCAGAACGCGGCGGCTTCCTGATCGTCTCGAGAGACGCCCGCCGCTCGGGCGGCCTCGAACTGCGGCACGCCTTCCATAGCTGCGCCGTGAAGGGCGATCGCCACCGTTCCGCCGGCGGCGCCGACCGGACCAAAGGCCGCCATACTCCCCGCACCTTTACCGAGCGTCTCGCTGAACGACCCGCGCAGTCGCGGATCGCCGGGGTACTTGGCGGCGATGTACTTATCGATCGCGTCGCCCATCGCCCACGTGGCGTACTGCTCGAGGTCTTTGTCGTCTCCGAACCGGAGGGCGAGCGCCCGGGCCCCGATGGCAATGGCTTTGAGGGGCGTACTGGTCAGGCCGCGCTCGAATTCGGCGCGGGCCTGATCCGCCATGTTGAGGACCGTATCGACGATTGTCGGATCGCCCAGAATGTCTATGGCTTGTTGGCGGGGGTCGACCCGCTCGGAACGTTCCGGCAAGCGAAGCAGTGGCGGAGGACGCTCTTCGAACTCGCGTACGTCCCGTGGGTCGTTGCGCAACGACGAGTCTTCACCGCGGTCCCGCCTTTGTGCGGACTCGGCCAGTTGCGAAAGGGTGGGCATGCTCTCCCGTGACGCTTCCGGGCCCGGTTGCGGACCGGTTTGCTCGATGGCCCGGTTGCGGCGCAAACGGCGTGACCCTTCGATCGCCAGCTCGTCGGCCCGCTGCCGAAAATCGTCTCCGGCACCCAGAACCCGGTCAATGCGAGCCTCGAACTCCTCGGCGCTGAACGAACCCAGAACCCGATCAAGGCGCTCTTCCAGCGTCAGATCATCTTCCAGAATCGTTGCCACCGCCCAATTCCTTCCAGCGATTCCTAAGTGCGGCCAAGCGAGCCAAACGTTCCGGGGCAATCACGTCGCCGCGGGCACGAGCCTCTTCGATTCGTATCAGCTCGCGTTGAAGGTCCTCTTCCACTACGGCGACTTCCGGAGGCTTGGACAGGGCCTCTGAAATAGCCAACTCCTCGCGCGAGATGCGCACCGCTTCGTCTACCATATCAGCCGACGTGAATGACCTTTCCGTCTTTTCCAGCCTGCGACGTGCCTCGGCGTGTACTTTCCTCACGTCCGGACCGTCATCCGCGATCTTGGTCCACGTGACTTTCCCGTTCTCTGAAACGTCTCGAATCATGTTCCACTCGGGAATGGGCAAAGATTCCCCGAGTTTCTGCCGGTAGACGGACCCGTCGGGCAGCGGAACCGGATACTCGCGCTCGGCCTCCTTCTGCTTGGTCGGCTCGATCTTTTTGATATCTGTTCCGTCGAACGCCACCATGCCGACGCCCGGAACGTCGTTCAGCCCGAGTTGCATGGGAATGCGCTGACCGTCGGGAGTCGGGATCGTCGCCTTCGGTGCGGCGGGGCGGGTCGTGGTTCTGATCTTCCGGAATCGGCTGGCCAGCGCCCGGCGTTGCAAATGGGCCGCCTCTTGTCCGTTGCGGGCAACCCATTCGTGATCGTCGATAGTCTCTCTTCGCTCACGCTCCAGGTGAGCCAACTGCCGGTATTGTGCCGTACCCCATACCCGCTCCATGCCGGGAATCGGACTCGGGCCGGGCAGATCCAGGGGTGGACCCTCAAATGAACTTCCGACTTGCTCTATCCCGCCACCTTCAGGCGGCAGAAGAGGCGGATTGGCCAGACCGCCGCCATAGGGATCATCTCCAGGATCATCTCCGTACCGCTGTTGGACTGGTTCGAGTTCGCTACGGGTCAAACCCGTTTCACGGAGTGGCGCCGTTTCACGGGCGAATCTGATCCTATTGTCGAAATCGAGATCGCGGTCACGATCCTGAGCGGCTATTCGAAATGCTTGATTCTCGGACCGTTCACGACCTCGGGCCAAGCCGCCGGCCACTGAACCGGCGGCCTTCTGGAACCCACTGAAATCTCCCGACGTGAACCCTTGCCCCAATCCCGCGCCGAGTTGAGCGCCCGTTAGTCCGCCTGCGAGGGCCCCCATCCCCAAGGCCGGGGCTGCGAATACGCCACCCAGGGCCCCAAGACCAAGGCCGACCCCCGTGGCTATTTTTTGTTCCTTTTCCTTCCTGCGGCGCTCTTTTTCCAACTCCTCTTGACGCTTGCGCTCTTTCTGTCGTTCACGAGCGTCAAAGAACCCGGAAGCAACGCCGGCAAAAACAGGATCACCCCAATAACGCGCTACTGGCATGAGGGTCTCACGTCAAAACGTCGAAACGGGTCGAATGTCGGAATGGGTCGAAGGTCGAAGGTCGGAAGAGTCAAAGGTCCTGACTTTCGACTTTTGACCTTCGACATTTGACCTT